GTTTTTTCTTTTGACTCAGCAGAATGATAATCTAATCCCGAGAAAATTTTAGATTCAACCTCTGTCGTCAGTGAGCTCATTATTTTGATCCCGTTAACATCTTCATGAGGATCACCAGAAACTTTCAAAAGAGACCAATCTGGCTTGGTATTTACTCCATGTTTCTTCAAGTTGAACATCACTCGTGTCATTATTGAATGGGCCTCCATCTCATCTTCATCGAAACACGAATACAATAAATCCGCCTTACGATAATTGAAACTCCAAAGATGATAATAACCCAAGACAGCTTCTTCACCTTTTCCCATCGATAATTTGCCCAAAAAACGTTTGCACAATATCACTGGGTCTTTCAGAAGTATCCCATTATGCACTATGAATGAACAGAAATCACCACGTTGAGATGTGTACCGTTTATCAATGCAAGGGTCTTGATGAGCCACAGCCAAATAATCATTAGTGATATTTCCTGCAACAGCTCTCATGGTGTCGTCTCCTCCATTTGCCATAGGAACTCCAGGATTTAAGCCGAACATGGCGCATTCTCTTGCTGTAGATGATACGGTATTAATGAGATAAGTCCAAACTTCCCCTGAATCTGTCATAATAGCCATAATTTTCTCTTTGACTCTTTTTCCGACTTTGTCTTCTCTGAAACCCCTGATGACTTCTAAAGGAAAGGAATAATGATGCATCAAGTGTTCAAAAAGAACTACGGCCCAGCCCTGAGTAGCTTGATCTTGGCCCTTTTGGTCATTCATTTCAAAACTAGAACCAGCTTGAAAATAACTTTCAACCCAGGACTCAAAATCCTCCGGAGTTTTCTTTGCATGGAAATACCAATAATCTGGAATATCTGATAATAATTTCTCCAGCAAATAAATCCCATAAGGACCATAAGTGAACAAATATTGATCTGAATGAACCATTATTGGTTGCAATGCCTTGGCATCACTCTCTTCTCTTTCTTTGAGCTTCCACTGGGTCTTGGCTGTAATCATAATGCCAAAATCAGGATCAGTTCTGTTCAAAGCCATTTTTTTCAAAGCTTCAGAACGATCGCCTCTTCTTTCTTGAAAGGCTTTTATACAACTCTGATAGAAAATTTCATCCCATTGTTTTGGTTGATTCCAGTTCAAGTAATGTTTCAAACTTGTCCAACACAAATTGCCGAATGACTCTTGATCTACTAGTTGCTGCAGATTGCCTTCAATGCTTCGCCAACGCATCCTCTGTTTCATCGCGGCTAAGTAAGAAACCTTATCATCGGATCTTTGATCAAGGCCCCAATTACTCAATTCCGTGGTGTAATATAAAGGATGATCATGTAAACCAAAATCAGCTAAGATTTTATTTACATTGATCCAACGTTCTTTGCGTCCTTTGCCCTCAGCGTTGTCCACCATCTTCTTCATTATCATTACAGCATCCTTACGACGTTGTGGTGTATCTGGTAACTGAACACTGAATTCTTTGTGATACAATTCTCTCTCATACCTTTCCTTGCGAGCGAATTGATCCTTAAAAACGTCAATGTTGGCTGGAATCACGTGTGTATCATAACGAATCTCTTGCATTTCAGCACTCTGTATTTGATACTCATCCAACCTAGGTTCCTCTGTCTCATCAATGAATGGAGCAAAATCACCGCGATCCAAATATGCTGGCTCTGAATGTCTTAATGTGGCGCCAGCCCTATGCTTATCATCTGGATCAACGAAATGTCCTAATTGATCTTCTGGATACCACTCCTTCACAAAATCCCAATTCTTGAGCTTCTTTGGTGGACCACTCAGCACTTTGGGTAATGTGTTTGGAATAGTGGAACAGGCTTGCTGTATATCAAATGTGAATTCGCCGACAATTTCAAAAGGCTTCCCTGCGACATAATTGTTCTTATAATGTCGCAACTTGTTAAACACGGGATGTTGATGCTCATAAGCCTCTGCTCGACCATTGTAAACCCATTTATACACAAATAAGATCCATTGCGATCTAGTCATGGCTGTATATATGAGCCTACAATCACTTCCTCTCATGACACGTTCGTCGACTTCAATTATGCAAAAAGGCATACTCAAGCCTTGTGATCCTGCATAAGAGTTTGCTTCAGTCTGTCTCAATTGTTCAGCCCACACTGTATCAAAATGTGCAGCGTAGAACTCATGTCTACTATTCCACATCGACAAAATGGTTGCATCATTCAAGCCTTTGAAATGGGGTTTCAAATCACTCCACAGTGTTGGCATAACAGTAGTGAATCTGAAACCACCCATTCCGCCATAGAACGTCGG